TTACCAGTGCGGAGAACTTGAAGTATTTGAAAAAAGGCGAAGGCTACAGAGCAGTGGTCTGGTTTCCAGAAACAGACAGAAACGATCTGCCGCTGTATTTGCAGCCACCTCCGGCTTTTGTGGAAGATAAGTTTCATCCGCATAAATCAAAGCGCTTTTCCCCCAAACCGCCGCTCGACGATGAAGGGGATGTCGGCCACTGGTACGCGGACGGATCGATGGTCATGTCTCAAGGAAGCGATGAGGACGGTAATTTGAACGTCGCCGATTGCTGGGACGAGGCCGTTGCTCAACGAATCGTGGCGCTTCACAACGCTGCCCCGCCCCCTCACACCGCCGCACCCGATACGTTGGCAGCAGATGCGCGGGATGCTGCTCGGTATCGGTTTTTGCGCAGCCGAGAAGCGATGCTGCAAGACGATCTGTGGGAGCGAATAGGCGACAAAGAGGACGAGTCGTTTGATTCCGCCGTTGACACGGCAATGGCCAGGACGCCCACCGCCGGAGTTAAGCCGTGAGCGAAGCGAATCGGCTTGAACGACTGGTGCCGCACTTTTAAGAATTTTAGCTACCAATTACAATGTTTCCCTACAACACCCGGAGCAACATAAATGATCGACCTACTTTCTAAGGCTTCTTTTCTTGAAGATTTGTTTGCAACATACAAAATCCCCGCGAATTGCGCCCCGGATGGTTCCACGCACGACATTCTCAACAAAATCTACTACGGCACCCTCACCATCGATATTTACTTCACCCCGATAAAGGAGAAAATCCGTGGCACGAAAACGATTGACGGATGACGCGCCTGTGTCGTGGAACTTCCACGTTCCAGCCGAACTTTCCCGGCAAGTTTTCAAGGAACTCGAAAAAACAAACGGAGGCAATATGTACGGGTGCCGATCCGCGTTGGTTTGCACGTTGCTGACCGAGTGGCTTGAAACACGAAAAATGTCCCAACAAACGCTTGACATAGATCGTTCTGTGTGATACGATGTTCACATAACAGGAGCTATACCCCATGAGCCTCGACCTCGATGGAATCGAACTTGCCAAGGAAATCGCTCACGCGAAGCGTGAGGGCAACCTCGAAGCATGGCAAGCCGCTAACATGGAGCGCTTGCGTGCCCACGTCGATGCAATCCGTATCCGACGTTCCGAATACGTTGCCTCGACCAAGCCGGCATCTCGCAAGGGCGGAGCACCTAAAGTCGCCCCCGTCACGAACATACAATCCATCTCATTCGAGGATATGGGCCTGTGACACTATCCGACGATGAAATCCGGTCGTTTGTTTGCAAGGCCCCCTTCGAGTTGCCATTCGGCTCCTACGACCGGGCCTATGCCGCCCGTCGCTTGATCTACATTCAACGCGCAAAAATGCGCCGTGAGAATCACCCTCTCTACAACGAACTCTCAAAAATTCGCTTTCGCATTTCCGACACAACATTGATCGTCGAACCTAGCCCATCGCCTGTCACCCAAACCGCACTCGCCGAAGCCATCGAAAACTCCAATGCCCAAGCATAATTTGCCATTTCCAACAGCAATCGACAGTACCATCCGAAAGACCTTCGCCTCATGCGAGCAGAAATTCTTCTACGAGTTTGTTGAAGGACTTTCGCTCAAGCACCATTCGATCCACTTGCACGCAGGGGCCACGTTCGCCCGAGGACTCGAAGTCTTCCGCAAGGAATTCTTTTTGATGGGCAAGACGCAGATCGAAGCCGTGGAGTCGGCCCGGATCGCCATGGTCGTGGAATGGGGCGACTACGAGCCGATGTTTTCGTGGTCCGAGGGCCAGACCGAAGCCAAGTCTCTCGATGCCTTGATGGATGCCATCGACTTCTATCTGTTCACATGGGAACCGACAACCGACCCAATTCAACCCCTGATCGAAGGCGGAAACATCAGTGTCGAATTTTCTTTCGCAATTCCTATTCCTCATCGCTTTCACCCTGTCACGGGCGACCCACTTTTGTATGCTGGCCGCTTTGACATGATGGGCGTGTACAACAACACTTTGTTTGTTGTGGACGAGAAAACCACTAAACAACTCGGGGCATCGTGGAGCGACCAATGGGAAATGCGTTCGCAATTCACCGGGTACGCATGGGCCGCCCGCGAGTACGGCTATCCAGTCGGCGGTGCGGTCGTCCGGGGCATTTCTTTCCTGAAAAATGGCTTTGGATCAGCCCAATCAATCACCTATCGTGAAGACTGGAAGATCGAACAGTGGCTTCGCCAGTTGCAACGCAACGTCGATCGAATGATTGAAGTCTGGAAAAGTGGCGAACCTGACATGGACCTAGACGACGCTTGCAACTCTTTCGCCGGTTGCCCTTTCAAACGCCTCTGCAATTCCCCACAGCCGGAACAATGGAAATCGGACTACGTTGAACGCAGATGGAACCCTCTTGACAAACTCTAACCCTTCACTCCACCCGAGCATATCATGAACGACACAACACACATTCCCCACATCCCTGAACGCCGTGGTCCCAACGTTATGTTGATGGCCGCAAGCGGCAGCGGCAAAACGCATTCCATTCGATCCTTGATTGCCGAGGGCGTCGAATGTTTTGTTCTCGCAACCGAGCCCGGAATCGAGTCCGTGCTTGGCGACTTGCCGAAAGACAAACTGCACTGGCACTACTTGCCTCCGGTCCCGCTGACGCTCGACATGCTGGAACAGCAAGCGCGCCAGATCAACACCATGGACTTCAAAGGTCTGGCCGAGATGAAAGTCTCGCGTAATGAATTCCGCCAAATGCTCGACTTCGTGTCCCTTTGCAAGAACTTCAAGTGTCAGCGCACCGGACAGGAATTCGGCCCGGTGACATCGTGGGGCGCGGACCGCGCCTTCATCGTGGATTCGCTTTCGGGCCTTACGCTGATGGCGATCAATTCGTTTGTTGGCACCCGGCCGGCTTTGAATGTTTCCGACTATGGCGTTATCCAAAAGCTCTTGGAATCGACCGTTAATTCCCTCGCCATGACGCTGAAATGCTGGTTCGTGTTGACCGCGCATGTTGAGAAAGAAACAAACGAGATCACGGGAGCCGTCGACATCATGGCCTCGACTATCGGCCGCAAGCTCGCACCCAAACTTGGCCGCTTTTTCGACGAAGTTATCTACCTGAAACGCGACGGGGCAACCTTTTCGTGGTCAAATGCAGAGCGCAACGTTGACGTGAAGAAACGCATGTTGCCGTTGAGCGAGAAGCTCGAACCATCTTTCAAACTACTTGCAACCGAATGGAGAAAACGCAACCCATGACTTAGACAACTCTCACCCTCGACCCAAACGCAACAAACAATTTTTCGCAACACAACAGGAGCATTACAATGGAAGACTTTAACCCAGACCAGTTTGTGCAGGATACGATCGACGGTCAGATGTCCACGACCATCGAACTGATCCCCGCAGGAGAATACGACGCGATCCTGACCGAAGTCGGCAAGGCGCGGCGCATCAGTGGGACCAGTTCGAGCGGCAACGAGTACGACTTCGCGGCGATTGATCTGTTTTTTGAAATCAATGATCCGGTCCTGTCGGAAAAGATCGGGCGTTCGACCCTGCGCGTCAAGTACGGCCTGAATCTTGATCTTGACCCTACGACTGGCAAGCTGGACGTGCGCAAGGGCAAGAACGTCGCCCTTGGTCGTTTGCGCGAAGCGGCAGGTCAGAACAAGCTAGGTCAGCCGTGGTCGTTCAACAACCTCTTGCATACTGGCCCGTATGTCATTGTGGTGGACCATGTTCCTAACAAGAACAATCCCGAAGTGATCTACGAGCAGGTCAAGCGGGTAACGGCGAAGAAGTAATGCGATATGTCTTACAGGCGAGACGTTAAATGCTTGTTCGGGAACCCTAGACCACCTAGGGCAAAGCCTGGGAACCTCGTACTCCCCACTTTTCAGGAATTTTCGCGGTTAGTTCAATGGCAGAACTACAGGTTTTGATCCTGTCAATCGGGGTTCGAGTCCCTGACCGCGATCCACTTTCAAACTGAGATTACTGTGTCTAACAAACGTCTCGCGGCAAGCGCCGCATCTCTTGGTGAAAACGTCCGAACCCAACGCATCGGCGCGCAAAGCGACCTTGCTGCCGCTGTTGAATTCGCCATTAGCAAACTCGGGGCTTTGGAAGTTGTCAATTTGCTGAACGCCAAAGTCGAAGCCCTTTTGATCGATCAGGCTCAACGTGACGCCTACCACCAAAAGCTGTTTTCCTCAACTTGTCCTGCTGCACCCTTGGTAAAACGCAAGAAGTAATGCAACAAACGATTCGCATCTCGGGACACCCCCCGGCGGTATCATGGCTGGAATATTTTTCTGATGTGGTGCCTCCGGGGGTTGTTTTTGTTTGTCATCTTTGTGGAGAAGCATGGATGTGGATGGAACCCGAAAGGTTCTCCGGCTACACCTCTGTAACGCATTGTTGTGCTGCATGTGGGAATGGGTCGCTTTCAACAATTGATCTAGCATACAGGGAGTTTGGTATTCCAGATGAGTTATTGGTGCGCGAAGTAGAATTGCGTTCGACTAAACCTTGCAATTTTCGAGGAACAATTTATGCCTAAGGTGCCGGCTTGGGGCCCACGCGATGCAGAGATTTTGATTGTTGGAGAAGCGCCGGGAGCAGATGAGGAGAAAATCGGGCAACCTTTCGTTGGAGTCAGCGGGCAAGAGTTGACCCGTATGCTGGCAGAAGCCGGGATCGCGCGTGGCCGTTGCAGGCTCGCCAACGTCACGGGCTGGCGTCCCGAAGGGAATGACATAACAAACTTCATGCCGAAAAGCGCGGCACAGGGAAAAGCTAAAGGCTTCGAGTCGTGGCACGGCGTATATTATTCTTCCGAAATTGCCGAAGGTTTGAAAGACCTGCAAGCCCTCATTATTGAAATGCAGCCGAAGATGATTATTGCCCTCGGGGGCACGGCGCTGTGGGCCTTGACAGGAGAGACCGCTATCACTTCGTGGCGCGGCTCGATGATGCAGATTGACGAAAAAGCCCCGATATTTTCGCCGGACGTTCCCATCTGCCGCGTAATGCCTACTCTGCATCCGGAGCTTGTGTTGCGTCAATGGACATGGAGATCGATCGCCGTCCATGATCTGCGCAAGGCGCAAAAAGGCACCATGAACGACTGGTGGCCCGAACGCGATTACCAATTCTCGACGAATCCAACACTGCCCGAGGTATTGACATACCTCGCCGACTTGCGCGCCGCGAAGCGCCCTTTCGCGTGCGACATCGAAACAACCGGACGCAACATTTCGTTGATCGCCCTTGGTAACTCCGTCGACAACGCCATGTGCATTCCGCTGATGACCAAATACACAGAGGACAATTGTTATTGGAGCCGCGATGACGAACAAGCCATCGTGGAGGCACTGCGTGCCCTGATGCAAGACCCGGAATGCGGCGTGATCGGCCAGAACTTCCACTACGACACGCAATTCTTCCTTCGCCATCTCGGCATCTACGCGCACATTGCCGATGACACAATGTGGATGCAGCACGTTGCATTTCCGGGCCAGAAAAAGTCTCTCGACTTTCTAGCGTCAATGTACGGTTCTCCCTACTGCTATTGGAAGGACGAGTTGAAAGACTACCGGCGACTGCCAGATGACGAAGAAAAATTCAAGCTATACAATTGCAAGGACGTTTGTTACACCTACGAGGTCTGGCAAAACCTCAAACAGATCGTAGAGAAAATGGGGCTAGGTGAACAGTATCGCTTTCAATTGTCTCTTTTCCATCCAGTTCTCGATATGATGGTTCGCGGCGTTCGCGTTGATTCTCAGCAGCGCGCTGCGCTGCGCAAGCGCATCGGGGACCGCAAAGCTGTGCTGGAAAAGTTTTTCCGCGAGATTGTCGGGGACCGTGTTGGCTCGGGGCCGAAGACATCCGAGTGGTTCCGCTCACCCCAACAAATGATAAAGCTGTTTTATGGGGAAATGGGCATTAAGCCGATTCTGAATCGCAAGACCCAAAAGCCCACTGTCGATGAAGAAGCACTCGTCAAGATTGCGGCCCAGAAACCGGGCTTGACACTGCTGTGCGAATATCTTGCGGAATACTCGTCCCTTGATACTTTTTCCTCGACGTTTCTAGAAGCCAAAGTCGACGAAGACGGCCGGATGCGCTGCTCCTATAACGTAAGCGGAACGGAAACATTCCGCTTCTCCTCGTCTCAAAATGTTTTCGGCTCGGGCTTGAATTTGCAAAATATCCCCCGATCTTCCGACCTCAACGTCCGTGGTATGTTTGTCCCCGACCCGGGCCATGTGATTCTCGACTTCGATTTGTCGTCAGCCGACTTGCGCGTGGTCATCAAAGAATCCGGCGCACGCAAACTTCAAGCCATCATCGATGCAGGCGAAGACGTTTATGGGACGCTTGCTGCACGCCGCACCAACACTCCCTACCAAGGAAAGAAACACCCTGATCGCCAGACGATGAAAACCGTCGCTCATGCCCTCGATTACGTTGGCGGCGTAAATACAATCTCAGCAAACACAGGCTTGCCGCGAAGCGAAATCGATGCCCTAAAGAAATGGTATTTCAAAGAAAACCCGGAGATTCCGCAATGGCACACTTCGATCGACCGAGATTTGCGGACAACACGCCGGGTAAAGAACCGATGGGGATTCCAGCGAATATATTTCGACCGGCTCGAAACGCTTTTGACGCAGGCAACTGCGTGGGTCGGCCAGTCTACTGTTGCTATCACAATCAACAAGGGGCTCTTGCGTATTGCCATAGAGCTACTTTGGGTGCAATTATTGTTGCAAGTCCACGACTCGGTTGTGGTTCAGATTCCGGAGTCGATGTGTACACTTGAAAACATCCAACGTATCAAGGAGTGTTTGTTAGTAGAAATTCCCTACAAAATTCCTCTGGTAATCCCGGTCGATTGCAAGATGTCATCAGTGTCGTGGGGAGAGTGCATCTCGCCGGAGAAATTCTTTGAGCAAACGTAACTACCCGAACTTGCTCAGAGCCTACATGGAGTATTCGTCGTTGAGCGAGTCGCCGGACAAATTCCACTTCTGGACCGGAGTAAGCATCATCGCGGGCGCGATGCGGCGGCGGTGCCAAATCTCGATGGGGCACTTCGATTGGGTTCCTAACTTCTATATTGTGTTTGTTGCTCCGCCCGGGATCGTCTCGAAGTCGACCACGGCATCGATTGGAATGGACCTTTTGAAGCAGTTGCCAGAGATTTTTTTCGGCCCACACTCGGTGACATGGCAGGCGCTTGTTAAGTCGTTCGAGGGCTGTCGGTCAGTTATTGAACGCGCCGACGGCACGCTAGATGAGATGTCCGCGATGACAATCGTGTCCAGCGAGCTTGGGAATCTCATCAATCCGCAAGACACGCAAATGGTCGACATGCTCGTAAATTTATGGGATTGCCGGCGAGGCGAAGTGACGAAGGTCACAAAAACCATGGGGAATGAATCTATCGTAAATCCATGGATCAACATTCTCGGCTGTACTACTCCCGAATGGATCAGTGGCACGTTTCCGCAATATATGATCGGAGGCGGCTTTACTTCCCGGTGCGTGTTTGTCTATGGGGAAAAGAAACGTCACTACATGGCATATCCGGGCTACCATGCGGGGGCGGCCGAAATACGAGAAATGGCTCCCCGACTTGTTGAAGATTTACTTTCAATCTCACAGCTTGAAGGGGAATTCTCGCTTACTCGTCAAGCAATCGCATGGGGTGAAGCGTGGTATGCCGAACACAACGATAACACCGACAAGGGCGACCACAACATTCAAGGCTACTTTGCGCGCAAACAAACCCATTTGCATAAACTAGCGATGATTCTAAGTGCGGCGGAGGGCGATTCCAAAATCATCACTCTTGAAACGTTAGAAACCGCTAAATCCATGCTGGATGCCGCAGAAACTGACATGCCCAAGGTCTTCGGTCACATCGGACTTTCCGACGACACACGCGCCATCGAGAATTTTATAAATCTCGTCGGGAGGGAAAAGAAAATCAGCTACGCGGACGCCTATAAACCATTTGTTCGTTTTATGACGGCGACTCGGTTCGAGGAAGTCGTCAAGAGTGCTTGTCGAACTGGACTCGTCACGCAGAAAACCTACGCGGACGGCACTTTCTTCCTAGCAACAAAATAACCTCAATGCTTGTCACCAAGATACTTGTAGAGTTGCTCCAAAACAAACCCTAGCAGGGCAATCACAATGTACCAAATACGGGATTCCGTCTCATTTTGTTTTTTTTCGAGAGTATCAATCTTTCCACCTTGGACTGTGATTTCCGTCTCAAAACTGGAATGTTCGTCTAACTTAGAGTCGATCTTATCGAATCTCACGTCAAACTGTCCCATACGTTGAATTAAAAGATTCAATCCGTTCGTGAGTCCGTTGATGCCTTCTTTATTTTCGTCGTGCATCTCTTGCATACGCTCACGATCCGTCACTCGGCGACCCTCCCCCTGTACTGTAGACCTGCGATCTATTGGTGGACGACGAGTCATATCAATGGCCGCCTGAATTGCCCGTGTATTTATCGACAGAACGCATGGCGCCCAAACCAAGCATTCCGAGAAGGGCGGTAGTAGTCAACTGCGTATCGAGAGGGGGCAGGATTACTGCGGTGTGTTGCACCAAGGACGCACCTACTGCAACGGCATCCCTCACGATAGTTTGATAAATAAGCGTTACCGCGCAAACCCAACCACACGCCGGCCTCCATCCTGCGACAAAAAATGCCCCGAATGCGCTCAGTTTGCCAGCCGCAGCATTCGCTTCTGCTGTGTTTGTGTCGGCTTGTTTGTTAGCATTGTCATATGCGAGTGAGAGTTCTTGTAATTGCCCTGCTTGTTGCGCAGCGTCCATCTGCGCCTTTAACTCCATCGCCTTTGTTTTATCCGGGATAAATTTGTCAATCAAATCCTTCCCAAGATCGACGATTGAATCCCACGGCATCAATCCACTCATTGCCATTCTCCCAAAATAACTTGTTTTTGCAACCGAAGTGCCCTCAAGCCAACTTGATGAAACCACTCCGAGTTTTCCATCTCCGCGCTCGCGGTTGCCCAGTGTCCCGATTGCATTGCTGCCAAAAACTTGTGGAATGCGCTCAGACGAGGCCAACCCATATTGAAACACATATTGCGCAGTACACCTTTGCGTGCATCATCGAGTGTGGCAGCCCACGGCGCATTTAAAAACAACGCGCGATCATGGGTGTTGATATCGTTTTCGAGGGCTTGCAACACTTGCGCATCCGTCCAGACGAGCCCTTTGTGGACTTCCGGGCCAGTGTGACCTACGCCAATTGTCCACGGCTCTGCGTGCGTTATTGGATCAGGATACGCTGTATTATAAAACCCTTCGTCTCGTTTAAGTTGTCCAAATAAAGAGTCCATCACTGCGCTCCAAGAACGGCAACTGTTATGGTCCGAGCACCAGAACCACCAGAAACAGTAACTATTGGTGGGGTATTTGCCGCTGGCCAAGTTACGGAGACAATCTCGCCGCTTCCAGGTTGAGACTTAAGATAATTAACGTTGGATACGGCAAAAGTGCTGGCTTTATCTGCGATCACAAATTGACTAGGACCTCCGCCAGTAGCAACAGCAAGAATATATGTGCCGTTCGGTTGCAGCGTAGTGATCGGGTATCCGGTTCCCTGCGCAGCGTTGGTTTGAGTAAAAGCGCGCAACGCCGACGTGCCACCCGGATTAAATCCAGCTTCTGCCCACACTGCTTGTCCGCGCTGAATTGAAACGGCAGGCCAAAATTGTTGAGTGTTTCCGCCATCGATTGTTGTATAGCTGCCGCCGCCTCGAATAAGGCCACCTGTGAACGCGCCGTTGATCGGCGGCGGTCCTGCAAAAATCGGCTTGCGCACTCCACCAGCAGCAATAGTTGCGAGGTATCCGGTTGAGTTAATGCCCTCAACTCGAATGCCGTCTATCTTGCTATTGCCGTAGTCTCCACCCAGATAGAACAAGTCTCCGGCACCCTGCACGTTACCGGAGATATCGTAAATCACCGAGTCATACAGAGCCGAATCAGTGCTGGTGTAGAACACATAATCAAAGCTTCCGGCCGCAATAAACGCATGGAAAACCATGTGGCGGGAGAAAGAGTTAGTGCCACCTGCAACCGTCCATGATATGGCTCGCTTGAAGTTAATCATCTTAGGCGAGTACCAATGACAGTTCTCTGAGTAGATGTTAGAATCGTTTATGTTACTCCAACAGACTGAATTGCTATTCCCTCGTGCTTCGCAATCAAGCCATCGAGCAAAGTTGTTATTATGGCACTCGAAGTTGACAAGGGCTCCGCTGGCGGAGACATCAGAAATTACTTCCTTGAAAACTTGTTGAGAATACCCACCAGTGATTCCCGCTTGGGTTATTGTGATCGCAGCCGCCGTACCAGGAGCCGTGCATTTTAGAACTACATTGTTTCCATTCAAAACCATCCCATACTGGCCCAACGTAATAGTTAGAGGTAAACTGTGAGTCAATCCCATAGCAGCAAACTGGGGATCAAACGTGACTGATGCGCCGGGACCACTCAAATAAGAAAACAAATTAGTCAAAGCTGTTGAATCGTCTGTGCCATTGCCGACGCAACCGAATTGACTTGCTAGAACACTACCTTGATAGATAAGAATCCATCGACCAGCGCCGCTATTGCCAGTGGGGTTGATAACGGTTCCGCTATTGTCCGGTTGCGTGTTGGTAGGTTGCCAACTATATTGACCACCACCTAGTCCGGACCCGGTGGCATATTCGAGAACAGTCTTAACCATCGTGCGCCCAGCAACCAAACCGGAAAGGACTGACAGCGGAAAAGCACGAAGCGCAGCAATAGTGGGGAGGCTTCCATCCCCATTACCGATTAAATCAATACCACTACCAGCGGAGCTAGAAAGCAAACTAGAAAAAATTGTTGTTGAGTTGCTCGCATTCACGCCTTGAATGGTGTACAAAACCGAACCAAACAAATTAGAAACCTGCAAATCGTAGACGATGGACGGGTCAAACCAAAATGTCCCGGAACCGAAGTTATCTAAAATAACCGGATTCGTGTTGGCTACTGTCAAAGCAGAGTTCGTGTATGTGGGGGCGTTTGTTGTGGTCCCTGCGATGTATGTTTGGACGCGACCCGAAACAACTGGAATGCCGTTGATGTCGGGAAAAAATAGTTTGGAAAGTGCGGCGGTAGTTCCAGTAGCCATTATTGTGTCTCGTTGGCACCAACGATGCCGAGGGTTTGGAGCAGGTTGGGGGCAACCGGCGTTTTTGGGTTACGCATCAAGTATTGGGCAAGCATGGTGGACGTGATGCCGCGACTTGCGGAAGGTGCAATTGCAAGGTGGCCGAGTGCATGACCGCCGGGGATGCCAAGTAAATGACCACCGGCAGCGGCAGCCGAATGCAACGCTGTTTGTTCCTGCGAAGGCTGTTTAATCAAAAGCTGATTAGCCGATTGTGCAAGTTGAGACAACGCGATCGGACCATCTTTTCCTTGCAACGATGCAAACTCTTTTGGAGCATGACGTTCCAACGCAGTTGCAAGATCGGCTGGTTTGACAGTACCAGAGTTAGTGTTTCCAAGCGAATCCTGTGCAATCAAACGCATTTGATAGTCATTACGAGCCTTGATAAGCGCATCAGCTTGCTTTGGCGGCAGTGAAGCCTGCGCAGCATCATCAAGAATCGATTTGACTTCGTTAAGTTTTGTCCCACTATCTGTGTCAGATTTGAAGGCTTTAGAGGCATCCTCACCGATTCCAGACCGGATTGTTTGGTAAAGCTCGCCTGGCAATTCGCCGGTCGGATACTTGCCCGGAATACTGTTTTCAATCGTCCTAGGAATCTGATATTGGCTTAAAACTTTAGTGATTGTTGTGTCATCAAAGTTCTGCGCTTTCATTTGCGTAATAAGTTTGAGGGCTTCCGGGTTATCAACAGTTTCTTTTGATCCGAATAGGTCTTGCAAATACCCCAAGGACTTTTTCGATTGACTTGCCTCGGGCAGTGCTGCTTGTTTTGCTCGGAATTCCTCAACAGCCTTTATGGTAGTTGGGTTGTTCAAATTGATGGTTTGATCTTTGACGGCATTTCCAATCCGAGAGCCAGCTTCATCAAGCCCTGCCGCGATATCTTGACGGGAAAGCGACGGGAGACCCGTTTGTTTTGCAACCGCTTTTGCAAGGTCTTCGGACTGCGTTGTTGCCGAAGGTGATCCAATCGCCGTTCCAACGAGTTTTGCCACGCGCTGAGGGAAAGTAAGCGGCACACCTTCGACGAGTTGGTTGACGTTTGGCGTCACTCCTTGCGCAGTGAGATTTGCATAGGAATCTTTGGCGGACTGTGTTATCACGTCGCCAAGTGGTTTAACGGCTCCGCCGAGGTAGCTAAGAGCGTTTCCTGCGACACGACCGCCGGCACCCATCAAAGCACTAAGCACCATATTGCCGCTAGCAGTTTCATCGCTCGCAACAGGCTGCGAAGCACCATATGCTGCACCTGCACCTGCTGCGTTCACTACTGGCAGCACACTGCGAACAACAGGAACAGCTTTCGCGGTGTTATACAAAGCACCGGCACCAGAAAGTGCGGCAGGAAGTTTCATTGCGCCCAGCGCACCACCACCAACAGCATATGTTCCTGCACCTCCTGCCATTTGACCAATTAACCCACCCGGCTGATTGCGAAGATCACCCAAAGCCTGTTTGTTGCGGTCAATTAAATCCTGCGCAGTTGCGTAGTCGTCATCAGTGAAGACTTTGTCTCCACCGGGAACCGCACGAACCCCCTGTTCGATTTTCTGTGCAGCACCCAAAAGGGGAGCAACAGTTGCACGGCCCGCACCTTGCACTACATTTCCAGTTTTGACAAGTTGGTCACGCAGATAGTCCCAGAGTGAGTTTTGCGGATTGGCAGTATCTTCGCTTGGGGCTTCTGGCGCAGCTTGAGCCGCAGGCGCAGCAACATCGTGATGCTCGTTCAAAGCACCCGCAATTTCTTCCGGCGTAGCATCATCCGGGAACTGGTACGTTTTGCCTTCAAACGTTACGGGCTTCATTGAGGAACGATTTTACCTGTCTTGGGGTCACGGACAAACGAGATCGGCTCAGTACCAGAAGAACCCGACTCATCGACATCGGAATTGTCGCCCGCCGCAATTTTCTTGTATCGAGCAAGGTTTGTTTGCAATATAGCTCGTTTTGTTGGTAGGTCCATGTTGCCTGCACCTTGCGCCATGCCTTCAAGGTCAAGCTGGTGTTTTGTAGTTGCGCCACGCAGCGTAGCAATCGGGTCAGTACGACCTGCTTGTTTCAAAGAAGCCAACGTAGCATCCAAAAGCATTGTTTGACGCCCAGAGTCCGTAGCGTCCATGCCAATTAGCGAGGGAACCGTTGTCGAAACAAACTTCCCAAGAGCCGAAGTATGAGGCGCAGCAGTCGCTACTCTATTCGCTTGAGGCAAGCCGGTCTGTTGCAGAGCCTGCTCGGTTAATTGCGTCATGTTCTGCGCCCACGCTTTACGGGCAGCAGTTGCCTTCGACAATGCAGCGGCTTTCGTGGCAGAATCCTTTGCGACAGCGGCAGCAGCTTGGGTTTCTGGGTTATTTTGAGCAGCAACGTTGGCACTCGACGTATCGTTGTTCATTTTAGTAGTCGCAAGTGACGTGGCATTATTCATGCCGGTTGTTTGAATCTGGGTTGCGTTGTTAGCCAGCGTGTCAGCCGTGGCACCGACAGTCGAAAGCACATCCCCGGCAAACAAACCGTGGTTTTTCCAATACGACGCATTCTGGTCAACATAGCCTGTCGGACCGGCTTGCGGGTTGGTCTGAACAAACCGAGCCCTTGTCCCTTCGATAACTCTCTCGAATGTCGGCGCAACCTCTTTCATCGCAGCTTGCCCAACAGGAGTCTGGTTAGCAATCGACGCGATCAATGCCCGGCGCTGTGTAGGGTCGTTCGTGGACAACAACCGCTGTTTGACTTGTTGAGCAACAGGATCATTTGCATATGGACCGCTGTCCAAAACAGTATTGACTGTTTCATCCGAAGGATCATCGTGCAGGGCAGTCAATGCTCCACCAAGCAGGGCAGCCTTTTTGGTCTGCACGTCTTGTTGCGTGTTGCCAGCATCGGCAAAGGTTTTAGTAGCATCAGCATTCGACTTGATGATGTCTGCGCCAGCTTTGCCGAATTGCTGCAACCCCGCAAGACCCTGCGCGTTCAACAAACCATTGTCCCCGGTAAGGCCCGGACCCTGCAAATACTGCTGCAATGCACTTTGCTGCTGCGCTGCTTGATCTTGTTGGTCGGCTTCCCGTTGAGCTTGTTTTAAAGCAAACGTGCGGGTCAAAAGAGAAATAGGATCAATAGGCGTAACGCCTTGACCTGCTTGGAGCGGAATTGATGCGTCAACAGGCATAGTTAATCCACACCGGGGTCGTAGCCGGTACCCTCATAGGCATTGTTATAGGGACTTGTTTGATTGTTGGAATTTGTATACCCAGAGCCGTAGTTTTGTTGAGAGTTATTCAACAAATACGCAGTCAAGGCGCTGTTTCCTACACCATTAAGACCATTGCTGATGGCATTTGCAGTTCCTACTTGACCAGCCGCAGCGGCATTTCCCGCTCCGATAATGTTTTGACCGGCTTGGTTAGCGTAGTTGCTTCCCTGCTGCGCGGTGAAACTCGCTGCACTTTGACCAAGATTCGTCAAACCCATCAAGCGATTGTAGATATTGCCCTGTTCAGTGTTATAGCGATTAAAGGCATCGTCGTAGCCGGTCGAGGCGAGACCTTGAGCGAAATTCTGGGAATCTTTTGTCGCCTTCCCCGAAAGCAAAGTGCCACCTGCGGCATTTTGGCGCTCCAGAGCCTGTTGGCCCTGTTGCAATTGGAACTGATACCCCGGGTCGTTTTGAAACGTCGTATCGTTGAAAGGCTGCAAAAACGAGCCGTAGGCCGACCCGATTGTATTGTTGCCTTGACCGAGATACTGCTGCAACGTCGAAAGGGACTGCAAACCGGCTTGGTTGTATGGCTGTTCGAGAGTGACGTTGTTGTTATAAATCTGGCCTTGCAACGCAGTGGCAGTGTTAGCCGCGTTTTGTTGGGTATTTGCGGCGCTTTGGGAGGCATTTCCGGAGATAACTGCGCCACCAATAACGCCTGCTGCGCCAATACCTGCTGCTACAATAGCCATCAGCGTTCTCCCACGAATTTCATAAACACCGCTTCTGTTTCAGTGTGACCCAGAGCAGCAAACAAACGCGAGGCGTCCAAGTGTTTTTTGGTCATTGTCAAGATAACCTTAACTCCTCGTGATCGCAAAGTATCCTCGGTGAATTGAAAAAACTTCCAAACAGTCCTCCCCCGTCTAAACAAAGGAGCAACATAATAAACATCTGGAAAAGCAAACAAGGTAGATTTGTAATGGATATGCGTCCGGATAATACGGGCGTCATATGCAATTAAAATGCCATCTTTTCGGGCAGTTGTTATGTGAAGTTGACCTTGAGAATAAAGAATATCGTATTGGGCGTAATCAATATCAAGAGGAACTGTGTCTTGATTCACAGCCACTTCTTTCCAGTGGTCGGCAAAAAGTGGGACCATTTCTGTAACAATATCAGGCCACTGTTCTATCTGATATGTAATCATGCTAGTGATGAACGTCCACAATAAGATGGATACGATCAACGGTCGAGTTGTTGACGACTTCGTGCATGGATTGGTTCTGAAACCACCACAATTCGCCCGGTTGCATAGAAACCTGTTCGTTGTCACCACGAAACAAACAACCGGGGCTACTTTGCAAACACAAATGGTATCGGTCGTAGTAAGCAGCGTGGGAACCGCTGTCTACATGAGGGGTGATTGACTTTCCGGGAGACAATTTAGTAATCATTGCACGCCCAAGCCGGATACCTGAGGTAGCTTGAAAAACGCTCATAACAAGTAAGCGTGCATTAACAAGTTCTTTCATTGCAGGATAGTCAATTGACTCGTGTTCGTCAAGAACACGAGAAACGTCTTCGGGAATCTCGTTAAATCGAAGCCAAATGTCTTCAACCTGCGCGTGTGGGCTATTTACATGCGTGGTTCTCAAAAGATTCTGATTCCACAAGTGCGGATTGCGTTGAAGTTCTAACAACAGTGGCATGACAACCCAGTTTTGACCAATGCGGAGAAAGTTCTTCATCAGGACACCGTAGAGTAGCCCGAAGCAGTAACAGAAATTGCCGTCCCAGCCGAAGCGAAAGCTTGCAAAGTATCTCCGGCTTCGAGTGTTTGTCCGATGACTGGAGTCGCAATATAGGATTCGCCGATAGCAAGTTGGCGCGCTGAAATAACCAGATTACCTTGACCCAAGCTTCCAGCAGCAGGAACAATATAGACGGTCATTGTTGCTACGCTTGTTGACGAGTTGGTAAAGGTCAAGGCGCTGATTGTGGTTTTGGTCCCGAAAGGGGAGGTATATAATACCCCAGCAGTTGTGGCTAGGACCGTATTATTGACAAGTTTAAGAGGTAAGCGTTGCATGGCACTTCCTTAGTTGGCGACCCAAGTCCACGTTCCGGCGACCGTGTAAGTGTTTGCGAAAGTCCCGCCGGGATCAAGCGGGATCGTAGTGATCTGGCTGGCCAGCGGCAGCACCGTGCTGACACCGTTGATGGTCATGACAGTCGGGGGGGTTGCACCGGATTTAAAAAACACCGAAATGCGATACCCCGTAGTATTAGTAACAACCGTGGTTGACGCGGGAAACGCCGGGGTTGTGACTGTGCCTTTCGGGTTAATTCCGGCGTTGTCCGTGATGCGGTAGCGGCTCGCATTCGTCGGTATGTTAGTTGTCAGGTTGTTGGTCAGCGGCGTGGTGCTGCCAACGCAATCGTTGTTTTGAATCTCAAGCGCGCCGTAAGCCACCGTGCCGGCGTTTAACAAAATACCGACCGTATTAACACCGTACCCACCGCTGGTGCCGATGACGTTGTTCTGGATGCGGGCAATCGTACTGCCAGCGGTAGGGTTCGGCGTTAGGTTGATCCCCGTTGCCCATCCGGCCACGTTGCAGGCTTGGATTGAATAGTCCGCGCCACCTGTGATGTTGAAGCCATTGCACGAGGCCGCACCAAACGTGTTCAAGATATTACAGTTGACGATGTCGAGCCCTTGGGCTCCTGCGGAGACCGTAGTCGAGCACTCGAACGCCGATACGCCAGTCTGGTTGGCCGCCACCGTAAAAGAGCATCCGGTGAACTTGGTGCGGACCGTGGCACCTGCACCTGTGATCTTGACACATGATCCAAAAGCGTTGTCGAAGTACGTGTTCATCGCAAACACGGATGCGACAACGTTCCCCGAGGTCGGGTTAATCAGCAGGTTGTTCTGGCAGCCGATCACGTCAGAGTCGTTGATCTGAACAGCACCACCCAGCGTGATGTTGATGCCGCAAACAGCGCCCGTTGTTGAGGACAGGCCACCGTTGATCGTGGTGCCATGCACCACAAACGTCTGCAAGTTGCAGCCGCCGATGATGGCGGTGCCGGTAAAGTTGGTGAAGGTGCAGTCGCTGATGGTGGAAATTTCGCCACCTGCGCTGCCGTTGTAGTTGACCCCATTAAACAGCGTATTGCTGCTGCTCAGACCTGAGAAAGCGCACCGATAGAAGTTAATATAGGCGTTGCCGTTGGTGTTCACCACGGAGCCGGCTGTTTGAGCCAAACTGGTAGTAAAAAGGATGTCGCGGAATTGGGTGTAATAATTTCCCGACGTAAGCGTGATGAGATCGCCTGCGATATTCGAGGTCCACTCGAAACCTGTCAGGTTGCCATTGACGCCTGCAAGTGCGCCTTGGAACAAGAAAACCTTGGCAGGGACAGCAATGTTCGATGCAAACGGGTAAAAGCCGCCCGGAAAATACAGAACCGAGCCGCTAGCAGCAGCCGACATAATAGTCGCAAGCGCAGTGTTGTTTGCAGCGCCCGTGTTGCTAGTCAATACCGCGTTTGTTCCTTGCTGCGTAACGTCAATAACTCCATTTAGACCCGTTACCAATCCAGCAAGTTTGTTGTACTGCGAAATGGACATGGAACCAGCAGTCGACGGGCTAGAAGCCGCAATACTAATCGCTGGCGTGGTTCCACCAGATGACGAAATCGGAGAAGTACCAGTTACAGAAGTAACTGCACTTGTTAAATATGCGACATTCGATCCGGAAGTAACTTGGCCCTTGGCATTCGTGGTGACATTGTTGTAAGTACCTGCACCGCTGGTATTGACGTTTGGTAGAGTTGCGGTGTTACTATTGGCAGGGACAGAGATATCGCCAGCGATCGCCGCACGACTCACGACTGGCGCAGTCGCTGTGCCAGATACCGTGATTGTTCCGTCCGAGTTTGTTACTGAGCCGACCGTAGCTGCGGTAGTAATTGATGTAACACGGCCTTTTGCGTCAATCGTAATGACTGGGATGACTGTCGCAGAGCCCGTCGTCCCAGCAGTTGCAACCGAAGCAAGAGTTGCCGTATTTGAGCCGGCTGGAATAGCGACATCGCCAATAATGGCGGCCCGAGAAACTGTCGCAGACCCCGAGGATGTAGTGACAGTAATTGTACCATCAGAATTAACAACACTTGTTAGACCTGAAACAGCTACTTCTGTTCCAGTTTCATCGAGAGAATAAAAAGCACCTGATCTGCAATACAATAAACGCTGGTACGAACCAGTCGCCGGAGCAGCAGGCTTGGTGTCACCTTCATGATAGCTATCTGCTGCGCTAGTTGTTCCAGTTTGGGCAGTCATGCTATAATCCTAATGAGTTTGGATTCGATGCCTTTAATGATGACCGCACCAGCTTCGAGGGTTATTGGGGATGCCACAACAATTTGAGAAAAGTCATTGACAGTATACGACTGGTTTGCAAACAAATGCGTTGGAGGCTGGGGTGCAGAAACTACAGGAGGAGTAGAGGTTGTTGCAGATGCTTGAGCGTAGACTTCGGGAAACAACAAATCATCAATTTGACGTTGCAAAGCAGCGATCGACCCAGCAATAGTACCATAATCTTGCTCAGGAATGGGTGGTGTTTGTTGAGCAGCGATGCCAGAAACGTCTGCGAATACTTCTCCAATTCCATTGTCATCAATTCCCGAAACCATTAACCCAACACGACGAAGTGCACGATACGCTTCCGAAGTCAGGGTGCCATCCGGATTAACAAATTTAATTCGGACAGGAAAAAGATCTAGTACGCTGGTGTCTGGCATTACCAAGTCCCCGGTTCTAGTTCAGCAAACGCACCCAGAATAGTAACCGCTACAGGATCAGTAATGGAAATCTCCCAAACTCGATTACGACCACTACCAAGGCGATTAAATTTAACACGAGTGCGATACGAGCCAATGGGACCGACTGTTTGAGTACGGTAAGGGCCAAAAGTCTGTCCGCCATCGTCAGACCAACGTAGGCGAAGTTGTGGAGCAAAACCCTGTCCTGTGGCTGTTCCAACCCCAACTTCCATGTCAACTTGCAGCATGGTGTAGAAGACTCTGGCTTGAGTCAACTCAAACACAGAAGTACGACGAATTCGGGCAATGGCGTTTTGATCGTCAAGGTAGTAATTTTTGTCAAGAATATACAGACGGTTGTCTTGCCAATCCCCACAAAGTAATTGGTTGTTGAACGCCATGAATGTTCCAGCACGCCACCTGTGCATATTGTTGTTGTTTGCTTCTTTCCAAGCGCGATCATGCCATTCCGACGTTGTAACGTCGTAAACAAAGGTCTGGTCGATGTCGACAAAGCACAAAACGTAAAACAAATGCCCATCTTGCATGTAGGTAAAGGCTTGATAGCCGTAAGGATTAGTTGAGGTCTCAATCAACCGCTCAATATAGGGATTCGACACTCGTACAGGTTTGTAACCATCTGCTCGCCAAACCGGACCAATACCAGTTTCGTCCCGACCTACCCAAAACAAAGTGTTATCGAGCTTGCAAACAGTCCATGGGGCAACACAACCGTGTTCAACCAGTACCGTGCCACTTTTCTGGTAAGGAAAAGTTGAAGCCCCGGTGTTGACCCAGACTTCAATTGTTTTTAGACCAAAGAGCCACAATTCATCATGGATAGGGAAAGCGACTTGGAGCGAAGCTTCCTCACTTTCAATTGAAGCGTAGTCAAGACCATTCCACATAGTTCCATCAAGATTTGCAGAAATATAAAAGTGATTTGTTCCGTCCCCGGACACAATGAAATAGGTATCTTCGTAGAAAACAAAGGTAACACCGTTAGGAAAGTCGGGGTCCGTGATTTTAACAAACTTGGAAGTAGAAGTGTTCCAAACGTACCCGTATAGGCCGTCCACCATAACTAACTGTTGACCATCGTAGGCCATAGAAACAAGACCGGACGTGGTGCTAAAACTACCCAAGAGTGTTGACACCCCGGTAGTGCTGTAGCTGTAAAAGCCATTGCCCGAAACTACATATGCGACACCCGGAAGTGCAAAAGTACCCCTGATAGGCCCAGAACCAATTGTACCAATGTTACGCAAACCCGGAGTGCTTACCAGCATCATATCCGTGCGTTGACCGTTTGGAATTTTCTCCAAGTACAAATTAGTGCATTTCTCGCTTTCTACAAAGCGAGATCGTGTTTGATATGTAGGGCCGACAAAAGGTATTTTCTTCACTATTGGCCCAAGAAAATGTTGTAAGCACCGCCAACATCAAGAAGTGCGTTACGAAATCCGAGTTCAGGGGTTTGATTGTTTCGACGTTTAATGTTGTAAATCGCTTTTGCTGCTACCTTTTGATCTGTTGGCGAAAGCGATCTTCCATACGACCCACTCAACTCTACTGCAAGCGCGTATTGAAGTGCTCGAACATATCCTTGTGGAAAATTTAACTTGGTACCAACATCCGGAAACTGAATAAGCTGTTGTTCAATCTGGATATGCAACTCGCAAGGTTGATTTGGAATCGGATAAAAATAAAGAGTTGCAGTAGGATACTCGTAATCGCAATAACAATACATCGGATAGGATGAATTGTTTGTTTTTAAGTTAAGCGAATTATATTGCTCTTGGTTGATAAGTCGAACAGGATAATCGACAGAATTGATCCTTACGAACATCGTGTCCATCAGTTGAGTTGGACGTTCGGTTACGACAATGGACCCCGTGGGTCCAATTGTTAGGATATTCGTGTTTGTTGGAAGGACGGGATATACCCCACCAACTTTTACGTCTTGAATTGTGTAAACAAAAAGCGACTCGGTATTCCACGAGTCAACCATTGTGTTAAGAGTGGCGAAAGCAAAGCCCGCATCTTCTCCGGGGATGATGTCACCGGGCGCAAAAATGCCACAGATACCTAACGCGCGGGTGTAGATGTCTGTGGCGGACGCTTGCATTGAAACTCCTTACTTCTTAGCGGCCACCGGACTGAAATCGGCGTAGTAATAGTCGCCAACCTTGAACGCAGAAACAGCCGACGAGTCATAGGCGGTGAAAACTACCGATCCTTCTGGCGTCGAACCAAACACGGTGGCAGCAACGTCTTCTTCGGGGTATCCATAGGCAAAAATAGGTGCAAAACGCACCTGTAGACCCTTCTGAACGATATCACCCTGCATTTTGTCGACTTGCACAGCTTCTTCACAACGAAATTTGAGACGATACATTTGGAATCTCCTAAAAAGAAAGGCCGGTTTCCCGGCCTCTCGTTACATACGAGGCAAAGTGCTCGGTACCGGAGTAGGGGTGCGTTCCCATTTGATGAAATAAGTCGAGCCAGCCGTCGGAGTAATTGCGGTTCCCGTTGGATTAGAAAACGCAATCGCCATGACATTTGGTGCGGAAACACGGATGTTATCAACACTAAGACCGGACTGACCGAACTGCATTTGTGCTGACAAATAATCGGTCACTACGGCCCCGGGCAAAGGAAAGGTTTGCTCTACCGTCGAGTTTGCAGGAACAGTAGCAGGAGTAAGCTGCTGCTGAATAATCTCCGAAAACATGATGTTGGACAAAGTACGAAGGCTACCCATTGAAAGACCCTCCTATTAGGTGGATTCCAACGAGCCCGCCACACGGCAAGCAAGCTGAGGATACAGCGGAACGTAGCCGTACAGAACATCAATACGGCAGGGAACAGTGTCCGTTCCGATTGCATACTGGCGGGCGATACGCATCGAAATACCGTCGTACTGTTGACGAGAACCCCATGCACCGTACTGCGACACGTCTTCCAAGTCGGCTGTTGCAAACGTGAAGGCATCCTTGTGGAACAGCAAGGAGTTGCTGTACGGGGTCGGAGCCGTGACACTAGCAAACGGAACAATCGCGTTGCCGTTAGGCGGAGCAACACTGACGGTTTGGAACGGCGAAGGCGACAGCACGATTGACGGAGAGATCGGGATAGTCGCAAGGCCACCAGCAGTCGAAGTGACAGGAGCCGTCACGGTAAACTGTTGGAGATAACCAAACGCAATACGAGTTTCCGGGTGGACTGCATAGACGCCCGGGATCGTAAATACGTCGCCAGTGTTGAGAACCAGAGTTGAAGCAGTCCAACCACTTGTTGCAAGCGAGCTGCCGATTTGACCAGCGCCCGCAATAACAGGCGTGCCGGTAGGCGTGCCAGTCGTCTGGACAGGGATCAAGGTGTTTTCCTTGAACGTGAAGCCCGCCGTCCGACCCATCATGCCTTCGTCGTATTGCTCGGAGATCGTTGACGAATCTTGGAACAAGCCCTGCAACGCAGAGACAAGCTGCAAGTTCGCGTCGGTCGTCAGAAGCGCGGTGCGCTGACCATCCAACGGGGTCAGGAGATCATTAAGACGCTTGCGTCCGCGAAGCACGGTTGCGAGCGAATTGACCGGCGTGTTGTATGCACCGACAGTGTTGTAAACCTGTTGATACATGGTAAGCGAGTCTGCTTCGATAGCCGAAGCAAGCTGAGCCATTGACGGCTCAAGAATGCGCTTCGAGAAATCGTCAACAGACAACGTAAGTTCCACGCTCGAAAACGTCGTGTCAACGTGCTTTTGGGTTGCAATCGTCAGCGCATCAAACGTGTCGGTCGTGTCTTGGGTGGCAAGGGCGGCACCAGTTGAAACGGTGTAGCGAGGTGGTTTGCGGATTTGGAGAGTCGCACCAATTTTCGCACCCGCTTGAGCGAAACGATCGTCATACTGACGATTGATGGACTTGATGAAGTTGAGTTTCGCGTGCAGAATCCGCAGGGCTTCCCGCGTGATGATCTGAGGCGTAAGCAGAGTGTTTGCCACGAGTGTTTCTCCTACCTGACACTACGCTGTTTTGCAACTTGCGCTTGTCGCTTCCTCATCCAATCCGCAGTCGAATCTTTTTCTGTTGGCAACGTTGTTGAAGTCTGGGACTTCTTAACGGGCGTTACATCAATCGGTTCGGGCAGCAGTGCTTTTGAGGATTTTGCAACAACTTGCAGAGGTCGCTCAACTTCTTCGTCTTCGTCAGGCTCTTGGGTGTCATTAATGGGTGGTTTTTCGGCTGCTTTTTCCAAACGGGCTTCGAGCAAACCGATTGCGCGTGCTTGACTCTTAAAAGGCTTTGCAAGCAATTCTGACGCTTCGTCCGGATTGTCGCCAAGATACTTCAAGATTTTGTGACCGATATCGCTTTCGAGAATCACATCGAGGGTTTCTTTCTTCATTTCACCGACTTCGTTAAGCACGCGAAGCGTGTCATCAAAATCAGGAAACTCGGTCCGACCTTTCGTTGCAATCTCGCCAGCACGCTTTACAAATTCGCGTTCGGCCAGTAGTTCTTGCGCAGCTTGTTCGACAGTCTTTCCAGCAGGCTTTCCTGTGGATTCCGGTTGGTCCAGTGTAATGCCTTTGTCGCGGAGAGCTTTTTCAATACGCTCAACACGCTCGTTTGCAGCTTGAGCTGCGGCTTCTGCCGCACGTCTTGCTGCTGTCATTTCACCAAAACGCGCCGTTACCCATTTAGGAGTAGCCGGTTTTTCAGATGGCTTTGCAACCGCCTCTTGCGAGGATTGCGCCGTGCCTTCGGTCGCAGTTTGTTCGGCTGTAGTCGCGGGCGAACCCGCTTCCGTTGTAGCAGTTTCCGTTTTCACGTCCATTAAAAATCCCCAATTGGGTCAAAGATAAAGTAACAAAGTGGGTCTGTTGGGTCAACGCACAAGAATCAAGTCCTCATTGAATACCTCCGAGAGCTTCCGGATGCGCAGAAAGCGAAATGTTCTCGTTGACCTTTGGAGCGCCTTGAGCGGCAGGCTGTTGAGGCTGTGCAGGTGGCTGGGCAAGTTGTGCAAGATTCTGTTGGTGGTCAATCAACAAATCTGCAACACTTTTAATTGCAGCAGTCTTGTGATCGGCTGCACCTTGCGCATGGGTTGCTTCAATGTTCCCGAGAGCCGTGATTGCAGCCACATGAGCATCGGAAGTCCCCTTGACCTGCGCTGCTTGCAGCGAATTCTCGGACTCAGCAAGTTTAGTATGCGCGTTGATTGCTGTTTCAAGTTGTTTGGTCTTTGCGAGCTGCAACTCCTGCATCATTTGCTGAATTTGTTGCGTTGCTTGTTGCAACGCCATGTGAAGTTGCATGTTTTCTTCGCGTAGTTGCTGCGGAGACTTGGCTGGGCCTTCTTGTGCTTTCAACGCAGCTTGAACAGCAGGAGCAAGTGTGGCACGAAGACGCAAGGCCATTTCATCGGCACGCCCACTGTCGAGGTCTTTAACAAACAAATCTCCAATAACTTGCCACAGCGACGGCTGGGCTTGGATCAATTGCGTCATAACATCAAGGTTTTCTTGACGCTTGGTGGTGTACGAGGGTCCGGTCGTGACTGCAACATCGTATTTGCCTATTCCAATGTTGTAAATAGTTCCAATCTGAGTTTGAGACGCTTCGTCCATCACAGGCTGCGTCGGTTCAGGCTGATCGGGGTCAATCATGGCAAAATCGTAGTTTCCGTCTTCGCCCATCACGCGGGCAGCTCGTTTTGAATCATAGATTTTCGGGATTGCGTCTACAAGAATGCGCCCGAGATATCGAATTGCGCGACGGGCGTTGTCCCCATAATGAAATGCAGCGGTATCGCCCTCACGATTCTTATACAAAATGGCTCGGCCACTAACTTCGTTTGACTTTTGTCCCAATGCAGCTTCGTATTGATGGGTTGTGCCTTTGATATCAGCCATTGAGCCGGCTTTAGCCTGCATCAAACCTTCCGATACCATAGGAGGGGCAACACGCTGCGGAGGCGGAGCCAATTGACCTTCTTCTAACACAGGATTGTACTGCAAATAAGCCAAGTTTAGGACGTTTGCAACCTTCCAATCTTTCTCGAAGCCTTCAAACTGGCCGGCTGCGCCAACAAACGGGGCGCGGGGGGCCATGGCAAGAAATTCTGCTTCTTGCGAGGTCCAATAGTTGTACATGCGTTGAGCGTCTTTCGCGTTACGCACGATACCGCTAACACGCCGCTCGCCCTCGATCAAAAACACATTTCCCACAGCGCGAGCCACAGGAATTTGCGTAAAAATTGTGTCACGAGTTTCCAAAATTCGCTCGCCGCATAACTTATACCAAACCACTTTCTTTTTGTAGAACGTGCGCGTGCGGATCGGTTCAGGCGGTTTTCCACCCTTGCTCTTTGCTTTGCTTGGTGGCTGCTCGTCGTCATAGGTTACTTCTCCCGTATCCCATTTCTTCATGGAGCTTTTCACGTTAACAAGCCTGTAGGCTTCGCAGGTTCGGATAGAATTTTGGTCAAACCAAATCCCTTTCTCGTCACCCTGCGCGGCAGTCTGCCAGTCAAATGGCTGGTCCTCATCACCATACTCGGCTTCAATTTCTTCTTTCGGTTCCATGCAAGTGATAAAGACGATTTTTGCGCCTGAACCGTCGTAGTTTGCTTCTGGGTCCATGTATACAGACATTGCATTGGGGACTGGGACAATGCGGAGTTCCTGATCGAAAGAGTTATCACCAACGTATTGCGTCACGACTCGGACAAAACCTTCCCCGGCAGTAACTTGGTTGTCTACCATGATGTCATAGGCTATATCCGCGTCGGAAATGTTCTCGATGTTGCGGATTATTCCATTAAGAACCTTGGCAATCTCAACGTCAGCATCATCGTTAAGCGGAAGAACTTTGATTGCGGGTCGGTTTTGGCGAATCTCGTTCGTGATTTGCAAAACGTGTTGCGGGAGATAATTGACAGTGAGGCACGGACGCGCACCACCAGGATCGGCTTTACGGCTCGCTTGAATGTCGTCGGGCCACTGCCACGGTTCATCAGGAGATGCCGCACGAAAACGCAAATCATCAATCATAAACTGGCGATTGGTCGCTTCTGCTGTCAAACACATCTCAAATTTCTCTTTTAGCCAATGAAAATCTGTGTCTTCTTGACTTTTGCCAGTTGCAGGTACGTCTTCCATTTATTTTCTCCAAACACTTGACAAAAGGTCTTGATCTGTGGTACGGTCCCCGTAACGCGGGGGTGAGATATAATTTTCCTAAAACAATAAAATGGCCGGAAGGCCAAGTTGCGTTGCGACCCTCGTTCGATTCAGCCTACCGCATCCACGCTTGGGCTCCCCCAAAATTGCCAAAAAAGACGTTGGAGTCCTGAAAATCGTCGACCAACGAGCGTTGCTGGCGCGGGAGTTTGACGCGATCCAGCCCGCGAGCCAACAGGGACAGAACGTCAACTGCATCGTCGTGAACACCGCGAGAGGGAAACGCAAGCAATTGAGCCAAAACGTGCCCGACCCATGTAGCCTCGCGCGGGAACCACAATTTGCCGCTTGCAGCGATGTTGACGATGCCCTGTGCCCGCGTGACTTTGTCGGAAACACTCGGCAACCATTCCAGCCGCGCTAGCGTCCCGCGTTCTTGCATTCGCTTCCTCAAAAAAGGCTCAACTGCGTTCCGAATCTGTCCTGTTTCTCCGAACCAAATGAGGGGCTTGTGTCGTTTGATAAGGTCGCACTGGCGCTCGATCCATTCGTCGCTACCGCGCTTGCCAAACCACCAATCAAGGACGTAGTAGTCCCCGTTGTAGTCGACTCCAAACACCCCGTGTTCTGTGTAGTCAGCCCGGTCGGTTTTTGTAACTGCTGTGTCGCTGGCAGCGTAGATATGCAAGAACGGGGGTACTGTGTCATAGCGTTTCTCGAACCACTCTGGAAGAAAAACGGAATCCTCGGGCGCTTGCCACACGCACATACACTCACGCATCCACAACGAGAGTTTGTTGAGGCGGAGATATTGGTCGCGGTCGGCAAGAATTGTTTCGGTGGAAAAGCGATCCGGCCAAGTCGACTCGCCATGCTCGTCGAGTATCGGAACAATAAGGGACTTCCAGCCCGAGTCATTGCAACAGGTCGCTGTCACGTCTTCCGGGTCGAGCATCGTACCGAGAAGGACCATTTTTGCATCGGGATTCTCGCTCACGGGGGCAAGCGATTGACGCAGGTCCGCGAACCATAGGTCTTTTATTTTCTCGCGTTGCTCGATCGTCTTTGAGTTCTCGGGATCGCACAGATCGTCCCCGATAATCAAATCGGGGCGATAGTCGTCAATGTTGACACCACGGATAGAGCCGGTGATGCCGAATGCGACGATGGTGATGGTCACGCCGGCTACCGAGTTGAAAATTTCGATTTCCTCGTCGGTCCATTTGGAGCCTTTGGATAGACCAAATGTCGTGGCAAACGGGCGATTAAACTCAATCTGCTTCTTCAACCACTTGATTGAACGAATCGCGTGGTCCTGCGACTTGCCCACATAAATGATGGTGCGCGACAGAGCGTAGGCGACTCGTTTGGCGGTGAAAATTCTCAACCGAGTGGTCTTGGCACCCCCGCGAAAAATCATCATCGCGGCAAAGTGGTCTTCTTGGGAGTCCAGCAAGTCCCACACTTTGCACTCAAATGGGGCCGGGGCTTGACGAGCGGTTCGGGGGAAGAAATAGCGCGAAAAAAAGACTCCATCAACGGCGCCTATTGCTGCGGCCTCTGCCGGTTCGATGGGCGGCAGTTCAGCCATTGACGACTTGGCCGTCTTCGATTGATGTCAAATCGCGTTGCCTGGCACGGTATGCCTCCCGCGCAGCGTCAAGCTCGCTGGGGGTCAAGGACGAGGCAAACGTGTTGTTGTTAATCTGCACCGCAGCCCCAACCTTGGGAGCTCCAAACCCGAGATTCTTCAACGACATATCCGCGATGTCCTTCAAAAGCCGCGTGTCGTTGATTTCTTCCAACTTGTCGCTGATGCGCTCGATAGCGGCTACCGCCAAGCCCTGTAACTTGTCGCGCATCGGCATGATACGGTCATCGACGTATCCGTCACGCAACTTGCGGTAATAGGTTTGAAAAATGTCCGAATGCACAACCGAGGACAACCATGGGCGGGTTACACCAAAGGTGGAGGCACATTCCGCCATGCTCTTTTCGGGATTGGCGATCAACCACTCTGCGATTGCATCGTGGCGTCTGCTCATTCCCTTCAATTGCACGCTCTGGGCCACGGTCATCCTCGGTACTGCAAAAAAAGTGGCAAAAGCGGATTCGGGTTTCGGACCCTCGTGTGCCTACCGCCTTTGCCGGGCGCGCTAGAAACACAATACCAGAACATACCAGATTGTCAATTAGCCGCCTTCGGTAATCAAATACTGAACGATGCGCGTGTCAGTCGGTACAATGGCCGCCGCCGCACTGTAAGAGTTGATCGTGAAGCCGGTCCCGTTGATCTTGGTCACGTCTAGCGTGCCGATAGCCGTCGAACCATTGAGGCCGTTGCTGGTGAGGAACACGCGGCTCAAGGCCGTGATCGTCGTGTTGCTGACAGTCACGGTGCCTGCTGCCAAGGTCGCTGTGCCAGAGCGACCGTTAGTGCCTTCCTTCAGCATCAGGCCCTTTCCGGCAGTCGTGATGTTGACGGTGTTGGCGACGTTGACGGAAGAAGAATTTAGAGTCGTGGTGTTGGCGGCATTGCCAATTGTTACGCCGCCAGTGTTAGAACCGCTTCCGATGAAAGTCTGACCCGCTGCTGCAGCGTTGTTTATGCTTACAGTCGCAGCACTGCCGGATTGGATTGTAGTTGCACCAGTGATAGTTACGGTTCCAGCAGAACCCGAGTTTAACGTTGCGTTTCCAGTGCTAGAAACAGTCGTAAACGCACCAGTGCTCGGCGTCGTTCCGCCAATAGCCCCAGCAGCCGGGATTGACGTGAACGATGGACTTGCCGCAACCCCCACCGTGACGCCAGAAGCGCCGCCATCTGTCAGGACAGTATTTGAGCCTTGGACCAGCGTCTTAAACGCCAGGTTAGATGCCGTGCTGTTCGCAGAGTCATAGACAGGAACGCCAGCGCCTTCATTGCTCGCGCCGGTAACGGTCCCAGACGTTCCGCCACCGCCCCCACTCGAATGGTTTGCCATTTAGACGCCCTCGCCAGTCTGCACATACAGCGTGGAAGTCCCTGTTCCCGTAATGGCGCGAACCCAAGCACCCGCCGGACCATTGAAAACTTCCGTGTTGCCCGGATTAATCACAACCACCATGACTCCTGTCTGGGGCTGGTTGCCTGCGACGGGAAAAACAAAAGGAGAAGCCGTGGCATTAGCTTGATTTGCATACAGGGCGAAAGCCACCGCCGCCGCGCCTCCATTGTACACTCGATACGAGCCGCCCCCTGTTGCCAAATTCAAGGGAACTGTCAAGATAGGTGCCGAGAGCGTGGTCGTGACCGCAACTGCAACTGGCGAAGCCTGCGGGACGAATGCGTTGAAAGACATGCGGGAGGCTCCGGGGCAGGGACACAATGAAAGGGACGCGGGCGAGCGCCCGCACGGCTGTGATAGCAGTTGTGTCCGCAGGACACAAACTGTCCTTGGTGTTTCAAAACTTTGCCGCTCCCGAAAGTCGTGTTACCCAATCCGGGGCGGGGCCCATTGCCTGCGGCAAGGGGTGGACGTTGTCCACAGGTTGGTAACAGGATATCCACAGGTTGTGCACAGCTTTTCCACAGATTTCTGTTGATAACTTGTGGATAATAGAGAAAGACTATTGTTTGTTGACATACAATAGGCAAAACCTATGGTTATAGGACAACTCCATTGTCAAGGGACAAACCATAGGTAAAGGCTCTGGCAATAGGCCATGCCTATTATACACAGGATTGTCACAAAAGTGTAACGCTACCAGGTACGCGGCCGAAGGCCGGCAGGGCACTGGACCAAGGCCCCACGAACAAGCGCCAGAGGCGCTACAAAGCGTGGCAAACGAACGCATGCTGCCGCGACATACAAGGGCCGCACCCGTGCGACGCAAAGCGTCGCAGGCCTGTTTGCGACCATACCTGCGACCACTAGACTAACCGCAATGCGTCACCCCTAAGCAGGGGAAAACGCTTGCATCCCCCCTTTCCCCCAGAATGGTGTACAGTTGTACTCTGATTTTTTTTTCTTTTGAGAAGACATACCACTCGAAAGGGGAAAAGGGGGATCAAGCCACTTTTACCTTGTTAGCGGTCGCAAGTAGTGGTCGCTCAAGCGGTGCGTCAAGCGGTCGCAAGTCCTTGCAGGACTTGAAGCGCGAGAACTGCGTTCTCGGAGAATTCCCACCAAACAAGGCAAAAAACAGTTTCAACACAATCATAGGCTTACGCAGATCGACGAAAAAAAAGTGTTGCACAGTGTTCCGGGATGATGAAACTACACAGGCCAAGGCATTCCGCCTTTCGCCACTACCGTAAAAGGAAACTCGAACAATGACACGACGCGATTTCGTCACAATTGCACAAGCAATGTTTCGCAGTAAGCCGCTGACCGTCCACACGCAGGCTATGCAAGCATGGAAAGGATCGGTGCTGGCGCTTTCGGATGCCCTGCGTTGCAACAACCCTGCATTCGACCGTTCGCGATTCGAGTCTGCTTGCGGACTCACTAACTAAACAGGACACTCGAACAATGAAAAATCAAACCATCATCCGCGACATCAAACTGGCCGCACGCAACCGCTACGCTTGGCCCGGTGGCTATCCGCTAATTCTAGTTATGACGGACGGTGCGTGCCTTTGCACGACGTGCGCCCGCACCGAGTTTAAGCTGATCGCACGCGCAACGCGGGACAATGACGACAGCGGATGGGGCTGCGCAGGCGTCGAAATATACTGGGAAGGGCCAGACATGACGTGCGCCCATTGCAACGCGCTGATCCCTTCGGCATACGATCAGTTTAGCTAAACAACACTCAAACAGACGACAGGAAAACCAGCCAATGAATCTCGAAACACTCTCATATCGTCAAATGCTTGCTCTCGGGAAAACACTCAAGGACCACGCGCCGAAGCACGGCGAAGCGGGAGACTTTCACCGCGACCCTCGCACTAACACCGCAGCCGCATTCCGCGAGTATCTCGCCAGCAATTACACGGATGACGAGCGCGCCGAAGCGTGGCGCATTTTCGTCTCGGGCGAATGGAAGCAAGGCACGCGGACCGAGCCCAAGGGCGAGACTCCGAGCAAGCCTAAAATCGAACCGCTGGACTTGGATCGCTTCATGGACGGCGCGCAGTCCAAGCCGCAGGCTGACGCAGGCCAAAGCCAAGGCATCCCCATGCCGGCACCAAAGCCGCAATCTTCCACGCAAGGTGCAATCGATGCCCTCGTCCAGCAGATCGCGCAGCAAGCAGCAAGCGAAGCCTGCAACGAGGATCGCGTGCGGCAGATCGCACAGGAAGAAATTGCCAAAGCCGCGCCCCGTGGCGATGGCACCGTGCCGGCCCGCGAGATTGTGTTGAAGCGTCACGAACTGCCCGATGTCCGCATCGACGGCGCGCATCCCTTGTTCGAGAAAGTCTTGCGTCTCTGTTCGGTAGGTTTGAACGTGATGCTGGTTGGGCCCGCAGGTTGTGGCAAAACGCACCTCGCCGGGCAGATCGCCAAGGCCCTTAATGTCCCGTTCAATTCCCTGTCATATAGCGCCGGCGCATCCGAGTCGTGGTTACTTGGCCGTTTATTGCCGACTGGCGAACAAGGCAAGTTCGAGTATCAATCGAGCGTCTTTTGTCAGAATTACGAACGTCCGAGCGTGTTCCTGCACGATGAAATCGACGCAGGCGATGCGAACATGTTGCTGACGCTGAATGCGGCCACGGCCAACGGTGCGTTCGACAATCCGGTCAGCGGTACACGCCTTCATCGCCATCCGCAGGCCGTGCAGATTGCAGCCGCTAATACGTTCGGCAACGGTGCAGGCTCGCAGTATGTTGGACGCTCGCAATTGGACGCGGCAACGCTGGATCGTTGGTATATCGTCACGATGACCTATGATCCAGCATTTGAGGCATCGCTGTGCGGAATGCCCTACAAAGCAGCTACGCCGTTTCAGGCTGCCGATGCACCATCTCCCGATGAGATACGGCACTTTGGTGAATGGGTTGCACGCATCCGCGCCAGCGCAGAATCCGCAAAGCTGCGCCGGGTCGTATCGACCCGCATGTTGCAAAAAGCTCTGCTAGCTCGCAGTGCCGGAATCCCTCAGTCCGAAATTAAGCGGGACTTGCTGAATGGCTGGACCACGGATGAACTTGCCAAGGTAGGGGAGCGCGCCTAATGAGCATCCCAACATACGAAGTAAACGGCAAACAGGGCCGCGTGACGTTCGACAGTGCGCAATCCCTCATGGACATCGCCAATGTGCCGGGCGCTGGCACGATGCACGCACAGGCACGTAGCTATTGGAATGAACCCGGCAGCGGCTTGGACGCGGAAACGTGGTACGCGCTCCCCTTCAAGTCCGGCGATCGCATTCGGAATCTAATGGACACGGGATGGTCTGAAGGCGCAACGAAAATCGAAAGCGCCATCGCGTCCGTCGAGATGCCGCTTTCGCGTAATGTTCGTCGCCGTGCACGCTGGACCGATCAAGGCGACGAGTTAAACATGGACCGCGTGCGGTCCGGCCAGCTAGACATCGCGTGGCGCGGTATGCACCGCACTCGCACGTTCGCGCCCACGCGCGTTGTGATAGGCGTGGACGCTTGCGCTAATTGCTTCACGGGCGCACAAGAGATGTTCTGGCGCGGTGCAGCGGCGCTCGCGCTCGCATCGTCCCTAACGGACAGCGGCTATGACGTGCAGATCGTTAGCGGCATGGTATGGACCGCTGACTCGAATCGGTCCTGCATCCGCGCCGTTACAAAATCCTACGGCGGCGGCTTCGACCTTGCCACGCTCGCAGCATCTACTGCATGCCCCGCGTTCTTTCGCTGCTTTTCTTTTTGCTATGCGTGGAATCATATGCCGAAAAATTTCGTCGCGGGCGAGTCGATCGGCCACGCAAAACCGCTCGAGCCGATCGACATCGAAGACATCGATCCGCAGGCCTTCACCGTCATCGCGCCAGCTACAATCTGCAACGCAGGCGACTGCGCGTCGTGGGCAGCTAACCAACTGCGGCGCATCGAGGACCACGTTTTCGGATCGGATGAAGCGGCATGACGACCAAAGACGAACAAGAAGCGGAGCTGCGCGCAAGCGCGCTCCGTGTTGCCCGGGAGCTAGGCGAAGGCGAACGTCGCGCCTACGCTCGCTCCGCCACGCTCCGTCGCCACCGTTGTCCGGCTTTGCCTGATATCTGTTTCGCGTGCGTCTGTCTCGACATTGTCACAGGCCGAGCAGGCACACCTAACGAGGATTTCCCACAATGAAACGAAAGCCAGACACAACGTGCATTAAAATAGGATTCGTCGGTGGATCAGGCACGGATAGTGAAATAAGCACTCGCTCGATGCAGGATCGTTTAACCGTTTGGGGGTTACCATTGCTAGTTTGGCTAAACCCAGTAGACGAACAACGCTACCGCTCGGCACAACACACACGCTTTTTGATCCAACGCGAGTCTATCAGAGAAAAGATTTTTTCTTTTTCTATATGGGCGGAAGTCATAAACAAACGTGTAGATGGTGCATCATGACTACCGAAACCTATCTCCTGTTCATTCCCGGTCGTGGCGCGCTGGACGAAAACGAGCGCATGAATCTTAAGATGCTTGCGTGGGAATTGTGTGACGCCGCACGCCGCTTGAAAGCCGAAGGCTACACCATGGCGAAATGGTGCATCACCATGAGCAAGGACGGATGCGCCCATATCAGGGTGTCATCGTGATCCGACTTGCAATCTCACCCCTGCGGGGTGTCAAGAGCATATCGGCAACATACGCCGCTGTCTACGATTAACATACAATTCCTCGGAGAATCCTCCCCATGAGTCGCCGAACTAAATCCCCAGATGTTTTCGCCTTCGAGATTAGATCACTCGTTGAACGATTGTCACAACCCAACGTCCCTGTCATCGAGCGGCGCATCACATGTGCCCGCGATGCCGATGGCAAGCCCCTTGCAAGCAAGTTCCAATATACCCTCTATAAATACTTGCGCGCCGTCGAAATGGTCGAAAGCAAGGACCACGCGCAGGCCAAGCGGGATGTCGCAACGTTCCGACAATCGTACGCCATCAGCACCGAGGGCGACGACTTCGTGTTGCGCCCTCGTTCAGATATGCCCATGGGCAGGATCGCTATGGAATTGCTGGCCGGCATCGCCGCCACGGTGCCCGAGGATGCCCCGCCGGAGCCAACTGGCGATGCCATACGCGCTTTCCTGATGTCAGGCGAGCCAGGGCTAGTGCCCGATGTTCTCGCGCCTCCTGCGCCTCCTGCGGAGCCCACGCCAGCGATCGAAACCCCCGCAGAATCAGCCGCTTCGCCCCCGGTCGACCCCACCGACGATCCCACCGCGACCATCGCCGAAGCCGTCACTCTATATAAGGACATGTCCAGCAAGTTCGGACGCGGGTACGCGCTCCGCGCCTGCCGCGACTGGCTCGCCACGCACACCAATGCCAGCGTGTTGTTGGAAAGCGTGCTAGCGCAGGTAGGTGTGGCATGAACCGCCAGTATGTTTTTACACATCATATCGACGTAAGAAACGAAATTGCATCAAGTCTATCCATTGGCTTCCCGACAATCGAAGCCAACTATCCCAACACCGTTTTCGTGCGGTTCTTTCCGCAAATACATGAAGGCAACCCCAACGATCACCTCGATTACTTCGGCATGGACAAGGATGACGCCGTTGAATTCGCCATGGAGTTGCTTCGCATCTGCACCGAAACTCCACTGGAAGCCGATAAACGGTAGTTGCAAAAGTGTTAACCCGTGTTACCTTGTCCTTGCTATCCCAAACAACCCACCGGAGTATCAACGTGACCGAAGCAACCCACGAAACGAAGGCCCCTGCAAAACAGGCCGTCGCCAAGACCCTGATCGACATGGACACCGCGTCCGCCAAGCTGGAATTCGCCCACGGCCATACGCTGACCGTTTCCATGGAACAGCTAACGGGCTCGCCCGTCGCCGAACTCGTCATGGAGCTTGCGCTAAAGGGCGCAATCCGCGAACTGGTAACGGCCTATGGCCCGCACCGCGACAACGCACACGCGGCCTATGAGGCCGCCTCGAAGCGTCTGGCCGATTTGCTCGCCAATGGCGTGCGCCGTCTGCCGGGCGAGTCCTCGAAGCCGCACACCGCGTTGGAAAGCGCGATCGAAGCCTTCGCGGAAGCGACCGGCAAGGACGTTGCCGTCATCCGTTCGGCTGTCACCGGCTGGACCGACAAGCAGGTCACCGACGCGAAAGGTGTCGTGTCGACCCAGACCGGCGACGAGCAGCGTTCGGCGTTCCTGTCCAAGGTCAAGACCGATCCGCTCACTGCGGCCCTGTACGCGACGAAACGCTCGCGCAAGCCGAAGGCCGCCGCGCCTTCGCTCGCCGAATCGTTTGGCCTGTAACAGCTAGTCCACCCCCGAGGACTAGCCTACCGTTGACCCGCTCGGTTCCCCCCATCTTGCGGGTCTTTTTTGGCTCGGAATTCATGGCATGAAACTTGAAACAGAACTCACCGTAACAGACATACTTTTGTATGTTGCAGCAATCTTCGCTTTGCTGGCCCTTCTGCACTACGGCCTGCCGAACGACATCAAACATGCTTCACAAACACTAGCCCCAATCCAACAAACAGGATGCAAGAAATGATTAGCAAAATATCCATATCCGAACTTGAAATAAAGCACAACGCAGGACAGGACGACGAAGGCAACATATACTTGGGTGTGTTTGTCTCTTTTAAGGACACAGTTACCGAACTTGCTTTGCGGGTTAATCTCGAAAAACTAGCAGAGCTTCGGGATTCCGCGAATCCCCTTAAGGTCGACGGCTCCGAAAGCGAAACTCGCAAGGTTCTCGACAACCCGAGCCTGCCCCAGTTTCTTTTCATCGTTCACCACAAACACGCTGTTACAGGAGCTACGCTCTTGGGCGGCGGGTGTGAATACTTCGACGGGCCGTGCCACGCCACCGTCACGGAGCCATCTGTTGTGGACCGCCTCGCGCTCCTCGCGTCCTTCATGACCAGTCCAATAACCTACTGCGAGCTTGCCGAAAAGATGCTCGCTGCCTTTTTCACCCACAAGGTTTTCAAGCCCGCAAAACAGGCCGAGGAGCATGACAGCGCCGAAGTGACCGAAGAACAGGCCGCCACGGTTGACTTGTTGAAGCACTGGACGCCGCCGGCGAAGGGAGCGCACTGACCATGTGGCCCTTCAACAAACGGGCGGCTGTGCCCCCCTCGCCGCCGCCAATCTGCCTCGAATGCGAATTCTGCGCTGTTATCGGCAAGGACTACTCGCTGCGCTGTGTCAGGCCAGGTCTGCCTCGAAGTTTTGTAACAGGCAAGATCGAAACGACCTATTGCAATGTCGAGCGGTTGGACTGGGAAAGCGGCGATTCTTGCGGGCCGCAGGGTCGCTACTGGCAGGCCATTGTGCGATAACACCATATACCTGCCTTCGGCAGAGGTTACAGCCACACTAGCACATTTTTGTTTGTTTGTCAATCAACATACAGGATACGAAAATGGACCCAACTCCGTTGCAAATCGTCAAGCCGAACGATAGTCTTTCTCTCGACGATTTCATGTCAAAAGAAGCTCCGTCGATCACTCGCTTGGGATCTCTCAAAACACCCGCGCCACGCAAATTCACTCCCATCGAAGACAAGCCGAGCGTATGTGATGCTCTCGTTCTGTTTGTTCAAGTCTCCACATGCCTGTGCGGTCAAATCACAATATATCCGTCCTACCTTGGTTTGCGACGCAAGGTCAAAAACGGCTACAGCTATATCATCTATGATGATGCAATGGCCGCCGTTGCCGCCTCGCTGCCCCGCTATGAGATCGTGACGGAATCTTCGACGCACTTTTGCCAGCAATGTTTCCAAGGCGGAATCATCCCCGACGACGCGCCCCGCGAATTTCACGCCGTCTCTCGCTTGCATCCCGAGGACGATTTTTCCATTTTTGCTAAACAAATGGAGATCATTCGCGCAGAGGAAACAAACGAACCCAAGTTTCCCGACCCTTCTTGACAAGTGTTATTCTGTGTGATATGCTGTTCCCACAATCGAGACCAATCCCATGCTGACCGAATACTGCCCGAATCGCATTTTTCCCCACCACAATCTTCGCAACATGCTGCCTGTGCGCCTGATAGACAAGGGCATGTCGCCGAATCTCTACTCGCCGGTCGTCGAAAACGACCCGCTTGTTTTCATCGAGGTCAAGAATGACTTGGCACTCAAGATGCCCTTTGGTAGAAAAGTGATCCGGGTTCGCGCCACGTTCGCGCGCGATGCTCAGCCAATCGAAGGAGAATTCGAGTGAAATTCAAAATCCCCAAGGGCCTTAGTGGTCCCGCCAAACTCGCCGAATTAACCCGCCAAGCCGCGCGTCCTCCCCTGAAAATCACTCGCCCCTCAGTTCCGCTTTTGCAACGCAAACAGGAAAACCCGCAATGAAAATCGAATACGAAAAGCAAATGCGCAAAGCCTATCGGCACTCTTTCGACGGCATCATCTACTACACGCTTGACGACATCGGAGATGTCAACATTGGAGACGTGGTAGACGACGAAGGCGTGAGTCATTGGCCGCCAGAGACCGAGCAATTCGAGGAACATATTTTGTTTCTCGCCCAACAAGACAACCACGATCGCCGCGCGGATGCTGCGGACGCCCAGCGGGATCGCTTTCACGAAGTGTGGTATGGCGAATGAGCATCAAAACAGAGGCGCGTGAGGTGTCGTTGTTGTTCCCGGAGCTGGCACATGCTATTTACCAAACATTGATCGAAGATCACGGTTGGACGTGCCCTTGGATGAAAGCCATCGCAGACGGTCGAGCCATCGTGGTAGAGGCTAAGGATGCTGTGCCGGTTGCGCTAAAGGTTTATCCAAACGGCGAAGTTTATTTTACGGCCAGCAAACTACCGGCTGGCGACCACACTCTATTTGCAGCACCACCCGACCACGCCTCCCTGCTGGTTGAGGTGGAGAGTCTGAGGAAGGATGCCGAGCGGTGGCGTTTTCAGAGAGAAAAAGGGGAACACGCCATTTACGATCCAAATGATCCTCATGGAGATTGGTGCGTTTGTGTTTCTCGCAGAGAAATAATTTACGGGAATACGGAAGACGAAGCCATTGACGCAGCCATCGCCCGGAGCAAGCCATGACCACCAAACCACACGCCGAAGCCGTCGCTCCCATGTCTGTCGCATGGCGTTGGAAGGAGTATTCAGGTTTTGCGCGATCGCCTGTGACGCGATACCACGAAGAATTCCCAACCCATGCAGATGCGGCGATGCCGCTCTATCTTGCTCCGCCTTCGCTCTATCAATCTGATCTGCAAGAGCTGTGCATTTTGTTTGGATGGCAGGGCGGCACGATTCATCAGGTCAAGGCTGAAATTACCAAACGATCCGCCGACCTAACCGCCGCCCTAGCAGCCAACGCGGCGCAGGCAGAGACGATCCGGCAGCTGCAGGCGCGGATTGATAAGCTGGTCGCTGCGTTGACGGACATGCGTAGTGGCTGGCGATACATACGAGAAAGTCACGGCGACCTGTACGGCGTTGGCTGGGACCGATGCGAAGAATCAGCGACAGCCGCACTCACAACCGGAGCCGCAAAGTGAACACCAAGATCGACGAGAAGGCGTTAATGGACCTGAACGCCCTAGACGCTTTCAACAAATACTTTGGCGAAGGCGGCTACCGATACGGAGACGAAGAAAAGCGGGATGCTCAAGGGTGGTTTGTTGCTGGCTTCGCATCCCGCCACGCACAAGCCGAGACGAACGAGACGTTCGTTGGCGGGGGTGTGCCGGAAGGATTTCGACTGTTGCGAGATACGACTTATCAAGAGCGTTCGTTTTCCGATGATGCAAGGTTTGAAAACGGTAACTACGAAAACTGCTGTTCTTTCTGCGGTCGTAATTTTAGAGGTCACAAGCGCCGCGTCATTTGCAAAACGTGTGTGACGCTCAACTCCCCACCGTCAACCGCCAGCGTGCCGGCTGCTGAGAAGCAGGAAGATTCTGCACCCATGACCGACCAAGAGAAGAAAGCATTCGCGAAGATTTTTGAGGGGCTGTCAAAGGTTCAAGATTTGCTCGCGTCTGCCCGTGAGCGTTTGGAGCAATCTGCCACTCCACCCTCGCAGGCCAAAGTGGAGGAGCCGGTGCGCGGTGTGTCGGAAGGAATAGAAAATTATCCCGTAGCTTTTACCAGTGCGGAGAACTTGAAGTATTTGAAAAAAGGCGAAGGCTACAGAGCAGTGGTCTGGTTTCCAGAAACAGACAGAAACGATCTGCCGCTGTATTTGCAGCCACCTCCGGCTTTTGTGGAAGA